TTGTAAGGATGTAGTAGGTGGTATCACTGCAGTATATTTTGCTGACTTTGATTCATTAGGTGATATCACTTATGATGTTACCGATACGGATGTGATTGATTCATTCTCTGGTAGTCCTACTTGGTTTAAGTTTGAAGTGAAAGGAAACTCATCATTTGAGCAGACAATCACTTCATCTAGAGAGAATGGAACGACATTCTTTGATCAGACATTGAATCTAACATTCAAGAAGATGAGTAAACAAACTCATAATGAGTTGAAACTTATCTCTTATGCTAGACCTCATGTAGTGGTAGAAGATAACAATGGCAACAAGTTCCTGATGGGCTTGGAGTATGGTGCTGAGGTGAATGGTGGAACTATCGTAACAGGTGCTGCTATGGGAGATCTATCAGGATATACTTTGACTATGAATGCTCAGGAGAAAGTTCCTGCTAACTTCGTAGATGCTACAATTACTGCTGATGCTTCTGTGATTTCTGATCTATAATAGATCCAGATAGAAAATAAAAAACCCCTTCCATTTCTGGAGGGGGTTTCTTTTTGGTAGCAATGCTACCTAAGAGAGATGAGAGGCAAATATAACCATTCTTTTGTTTTTGGGTTTTATAATTGATGATAATTGTAGAGGAAAATACAACGGCTCGAATAAAGATGTATCTCAGGGATTTCTCAGATGAGGAATTGATAGGAGATTCTCTATTGGAACAATATGAGGATCGTGTTGAGGAAGATTCAGGAGTTGTGGAGAATATCGGATGTGTCTCTGTTGCCATAAATAGATTTAAGGTGGAGATCATCTCTGAGGATCAGAGGAGAGAAGTTTCTGATAATATCATTGGAGGAGATTATGATGATTTTAGGAAGCTATTGTCATTTGATTTACAGACAACTAATTTGAGTGATGAGAGTTTTTATGTGATAAAAGTTTGGGATGAATTAGGATCTAAACTACTTTCACAGGATAAGATGTATATCCTACCTTCAGGATCTGATGTGGCTACATATCAACCTAAGTTAGCGACAAAGGAGAAGGTGATGAATAATGAATTCAAGATTTATGGAGAATAGCCAATTTAAGTTTGTGCAGTTATCAAGCTACACAAGCCCTGTGATTAGTGAGAATACTAGAAAGGGATGGGTAGAGTATGGAGATGATAATGATTACTTTCAGTATTTGATTGATCGCTATAATGGATCTCCTACGAATAATGCAGTAGTATCTGGAGTAATTGATATGATCTTTGGTCAAGGAATTGATGCTACTGATTCAGGGAAGAATCCTGAGGGATATATGCAACTGAGAAAGTTGATCAAGGATGATGAGTTGAAGAAGGTAATCAATGATTACTACATGCTTGGGAATGGTGCTTTTCAGTTGATCTACAATCAAAACAAGACTAAGATTGTTGAGGTATATCATATGCCTGTGGAGACTCTTAGAGCAGAGAAGTGTAATGAAGAGGGAGAAGTAGAAGCCTATTATTATGCTTATGATTGGGATCAGGTAAGATCTAAGAAGGGAGTGGAGAGAATTCCTGCATTCGGATATGGAGAGCAGGGAGACAAGGTGGAGATCTTATACTTCAGACCTTATCGCTCTGGATCTTATTATTATTCTCCTGTTGATTATCAAGGTGCATTACCATATGCTGAATTGGAAGGAGAGGTAGCAAACTACCATATCAATAATATCAAGAATGGTTTAGCACCTTCAATGATTGTGAACTTCAATAATGGAGTACCTCCAGAGGAGGAGAGAGATATCATTGAGAGTCAGATTAAGCAGAAATGGTCAGGATCTAGCAATGCAGGGAAGTTCATCCTAGCATTTAATGATAGTGCGGAAACTGCTGCTTCTATTGAGCCTGTTCAATTATCAGATGCTCATAATCAATATGAGTTCCTATCTAGAGAGTCGCAGCAGAAGATTCTTGTAGGTCATAGAATTACAAGCCCTATGTTATTTGGGGTTAAGGATCAAACAGGGTTAGGGAATAATGCTGATGAGATTAAAACGGCATTCACTTTGTTTGATAATAGTGTGATCAGACCTAAGCAGAATCAGGTGATCAATGCTCTGGATCAGATCCTAGCCTTCAATAATGTTGCTCTGAATTTATACTTCAAGACTCTTGCTCCTCTGGAGTTTACTGATTTATCTGAGGTGAATGATCAGGAGGTGATTGAAGAGGAAACAGGTATTAAGATGGAGGCTGATTTCACTAAGGAGGATGAGGCTCTATGGTTGGAATATCTTGCAGATAAGGGAGAGGATATTGATGAGGATGAATGGGAATTGACTGCTGTTCAGGATGTGGATGATCCAGATAGAGAAGATGAGATAGTAGATGCTATTACTTCTGTAGCTATGAGATCAGTTGCTTCATATGGTGATGCTGAGGAGAGATCATCAGGAGATGCAGGTATGTTTAAGATTCGTTACAGATATTCAGGATCATTGAGAGATAACTCTAGAACCTTCTGCGTTGAGATGGTTGGCTTATCGGATCAGGGGAAAGTATATAGAAAGGAGGACATCAATCAAATGAGTTTCTCTGGAGTTAATGGGCAGTTTGCACCTAAGGGAAGATCAACATATTCTATCTTCAAGTATAAGGGAGGAGCATATTGTCATCACAAATGGCAGAGACTTATCTATATGAGAAGAAGAGATGGTGGTAAGTTTTTGCCTAAGAGCAAGACTGAGCAACTAGAGAATGATAGAAGAGTAAGTCCTAGTGCTGCTGCATCTGCAGGAGTACCTCAGGGAAAGATCAATCCTAAGGATTATGATACGGCTAATACTCGTCCTATTGATATGCCTAACAGAGGAAAATTGAATTAAGATGGCTCAGGTATTATTTGTCAGCCCTGCTGATGTTATTAAGAGAACAGGAATCAATGGGAATGTGGATAGAGATCAGATGATCCAATTCATTAAGATTGCTCAGGATATCCATGTTCAGGGGATATTAGGAACTAAGTTATTCAATAAGATAGCGAGTGATATTGATGGAGATACTCTCTCAGGAGATTATTTAAGCCTTTTCACAAACTATATTCAGGATATGGTCATCCACTATTCAGCAGTTGAGATCCTTCCTTACATCCATTATAAAGTGGCGAATGGAGGGATTTATACAAAAGGATCTGAGAATGGAACGAATATCACTAAGGATGAGTTGGATTATCTGATCCAGAAGGAGAGAGATATAGCGGAGCATTATTCTAGGAGATTCGTGGATCATATGGCGTTCTATAGTTCCAAGTACCCAGAGTACAATACATCTTCTGATGATGATATGTATCCAAGTAAGAATCAAAACTTCAATGGATGGGTTTTATAATTAAGAATACTTACAAGCCTAAGCAGGAGAATATCCAGAAGCTGAAGAAGTATCTCATGAAAAAGAATAAGAAATGAGTAATTGGGGGAAGATATATGAGACTACTTGGTGGGGGAATACAGACAACACCATAGGTTGGGGTAATGTCTATGAAGGTCAAGGAGAGACACAAGTTTTCCAAGCCAGAGTTCTTGCTGATGGAGGTATTTTTGAAGCTGAACTTTGTTTAATTAACGCAATAAACGATATAGGATAATGAGCTTATATGATGAGGCAAGTTTGGTAATGATACCAAGCGGCTATAAAGAGGATAAATTATACAGCATCAAACCGACAAGCGGAGATGGTGATTTCACCTTTAGTAGAGGTACTGACACGGCAACGAGGGTGAATGCTTCGGGTCTTATTGAGAAGGAAAGAGGTAATCTTGTGCTTCAATCAAATAGTTTTAGTACATCTCCTTTTCTTACCTCAAATGTTAGTGTTACAAGTGGTCAAGCAGGATACGATGGTACTAACGATGCGTGGGAATTGTCTACTACGGGAGTTAATGGTTTTGAAAACCTATACCAAAACATCTCCTTTACAGGAGTGCATACTATTTCTGTCTATGCAAAAGCAGGAAGTAAAGCATACCTAACTATTCGCTCACTAACTTCGGACTTTAGAGTTGAGTTTAAGTTAGACGATGGTACTCACAGGACTATCTTTGGTAGCCCTATAAATACCTTTATGGATGATGCTGGAAATGGATGGTATAGATGCGGGTTTACTGCTAACTTTAGTTCTGCTTCTGCTTTGGTGTTCTATCCTCAACAGATTGGCATTGTTGATGCAGGTAATATCTACATCCAAGACGCCCAGTTGGAAAAAGGTCTCGTAGCCACCGACTATATTGAAACGACTACTTCGGCAGTCTATGAGGGTATTACCGACAACCTACCGAGATTGGATTATAGTGGTGGTGCTTCGTGTCCTTCTCTTTTGTTAGAGCCACAGAGAACGAATATATTAGCGCATAGTGAGTATTTTGGAAGTACGACTTGGACAAAACAAACGGGCATTACTATAACTGATAATACCACAGATGTATTAAGCCCAGAAGGTAAATACAACGCCGCAAAGATTGTAAGTGCAGATGCAACCAAAGGTTTTTTTGATAATACTAATTCTTCAACTGCTGCATCGGTTCGTAGTATTTATTTGCGTGGTGCAGTAGGTGGAGAAACTTTATTGTTAAAGGACATTAGCGGATTCGGGGGAATTTTAAGTGTTACTCTTACTACTGATTGGGTTCGATATGAATTAGCAACAAGCAATACTGGAGATACTTATAGAGGATTATTTGTTGACAATATAAGTGTAGGCACTATTTATGCCTATGGCGCACAATGGGAGGAAGGAAGCTACCCAACATCCTACATCCCTACCTATGGAACGAGTGCTACGAGGGCGGCGGAAGAAAATGTTAATATTCAAAACTTAAACACGAATGGAGTAACTACGGCAAATTCAGCTTATTCACTATTCTTTGATTTAAGTGCAGAACCAGTTTTAGATGTTGCGGATGGTAATAGTCTTATTCTAAATTCTTATAACGC